CGGTTGTAGTATAGCACTTCAGCTAACTGAAAATTTTGGAACCTCACGTACGTGCCGTTCAGCGAGAACGCACCAAATACAGGTTCCAAAAAGCTGTTAATGGTAGTCCAGTCCGCAGTTACTGTAAAGTTTTCTGTAACCAACTCGCTGCCATCCTTGTAAATTTTGAAGGTTCCCGTGCGCGCTCCAGTATAGGTGAACGTCGCGTTGAGGTTAATCCATGAACCAGTCGGAACAGTTGACGCCACGCTCGTGACCGTGGCAAAACCCGGACTTGCTCGGTTCATACCCGTCGCATAGCCGTTACCTGTTCCGCCTCCGTCGGTGCTTCTGTGGTCAAAGAATTTGAATTTTTGAATGGAGGGTGCGACGTTGTTCAGTTTGGTCGCCATAATAGTATCGAGCACCGCAGGGCTGGTAACGTAGTTCACCCAAAAGGACCAGGTCCACCCGCTCGTGTTCACGTCAAAGATTGTGGTCGTGCTGCTGCCTACCATGTAGTCGTTCACCCCGTCAAACTCGAAGTACCGGCGGCTTCCGCTTGTCGTCCACGTCGGACCTGTGATAGTGACGTTGTAGCCGCTGTTGGATAGGTCCGTCCACGTGCCACCCGAGCCACTGTAGCTGTCCAGGTTGTACGCGTCGAGGTACAATTTCAGGCCGTTGGTGATGACTGGATACCGGCGGCGCCCGGCGGCTACTGCGTTGAGAAACATCATACCAGTGCGCGTTCTCCGGTTAAGGTCCACTCATTTTCCGCGGTTCGCTTTAACGCGATAACCGAATACCTCGCGAAGGTTTTGAGTGTCTCACTCGAAACTACCGTTACCCCGCTTCCCGCCGCTATCGTGATTTGTCCGGTGTTGGACTGCTCGAAATATATCTCCGTGTCCGCTACCCACGTCACGGAAGACTGCGGAGGAACTGTTACTGTGGTAGCTACTGTATTCGTGTAACGCTTGTATTTGCCTGCATCTGCAAGAACGAGGGTATACGCCGTAGAACTGAAGTTCTCGACCACGCTATAACTTGAACCGCCACCACCTCCTCCGCTCGCAGATATTGTTACACTGTCCGTACTTGCGTCCGTCGTTATCGTTATGTTCGTTCCTGCGAAGAGGGTAAGGGTGTCACTTGCAGAATCAGCCGCTACCGTAGTTTGACCGGCTACCGCTACGTTAGAGAAAGCATTTCGCGTGCTCCAAGAAAGCGTACCGGCCCCGTTCGTCTGGAGGACCTGTGCGCTGCTTCCATCTACCGGAAGGGTGTACGTCGTATCTCCCGTGAAAGAGGAAGGAGCACGTAACGCGATAAAATTTATCGGAAAGTTCGGTTCTTGAAACTTGAGTAAAGCGGAAGAACCCGTGTTGCTAATTATTCGAACGTCGTCGTATAACGCTTGTACTCCGCTACCGAATGAAGCGGCAGAATATCCCGTGGTATTGTCTTGGATATACAGACCCTCCCCGTTTACGTCTATGGTTCGGGGTTCTGTTATTGTTACGTCGTTTTCGTCTAGGGTCCTGCTCGTGAAGGTTATCGTATCGGTTGCGGCATTCGTGGTAATCGTGGTTCCGTTTGCACCTACAAGCGTGGCGGTAGCGCGTGTATCATTCGCTACAACGTTAGATTGTCCCGATACCGCAAACGTGCTAAATGCTGGCTCTTCGTTTCCGGGGGTCCACGTCCGTACGTATAGGCGTCCGGTATTTTGTTGTGACCGTGTAACCGTTGCTACCGGGATAGCCGGAACGCCCGCCGTACTCGAGAGTTCTCCCGCCGTCCCGGAAGCGTATAGAATCGTTCCTATGGCGTAGGCGTTCGTATTGATTCCCCGAAGTTCCCCGTACGTACGTGCGTGTCCTGTGCCTCCGATTGCTAACTGTTTGTCCGCAAGTCCTACCAGATACATAGGGCTATCTACATCCAAGTCGAACAGACCTACCGAAACTTTATCTCCGTGGCTGCCTATGGCCTTGAGTAGCTTTCCCTTTGCGATAACAGACCCTGAACCGTTAAATACTGCCATATCGAGAGCGCGAGGCGCTCCGTTAATCCACTCCGCCGAAACTTCGTCGTAAATCAACGCGTCGTGGTCCAGAGGGTCCGTTATCGTGACGTCATCGAGGTCTTCCAAAGAACCTCCCGCCCCGCCTCCAGTCGTTAAGCTAACTACCCCGTTCCCTTCGTCCGTGAGGGTGCCGTTCGCTACTTTGATAGTATTTACCGAAAGGACATCCACGGTCCCGTCCTGAGTGAGCATCCGAAGAAGTCCCCTCCGTGCGTAGACGAACCCGCCCCCTTCAGGTTGTACCCCGTCTATAGGAGCGTCGCACGCGCTGCGGTCGTACGGGAGTTGGATACCCAGTTCCAGAAGTACCCCCGCGAGGACGTTCGACCCCGCTTCTTGCAGAGGGGTAACCGTGGCGTTTACCACCTCGTAATCCTCCGAGAAGATGAAGATATTACCCCCGTTTGCGATGTCTGCGAGGATATCCTCCGCGCATTGTTCCGCGTCGCTTACTATTTCCTTTTGTCGCTCTGTCTTTGATTCGTAGTGGCTGGGGAGGTCGAAGATATATACCTCGAAGTCCAGCGTTTTCGTGGTGTCCTCGTACGTCGCCCCGGTATAGACCACGTGCATAAGCGGATACGAATCGAACTTCTGTAGGTCCACATCTTCCGGGGACCCAAACGAAAAGGACCGGATAAAGAAGTGGTTATCTGCGAAGTCTTCGAACCGCTTTATAATGGTGTTTAGAGTAATCATTACGGGGTGTTTTGGGCCTTAAAGGAGGATATTACCGTCTTTGCTTTAACTCGTGCGCAAGGTCTTTTAAGAACGCTAGGTGTTGGAGGGTGACGTTAATGGGTTTTTGCGTGACCTCTTCCATACGGAGGAAATCCTCTCCCGCCAACTGGTAGAGCGCCGGGTACCACTTCCATTTGTCTGCAAGTGCCGAACCGCCTCCTCCGCCTCCAGTAAAGACGCTTGCAAAGTCTGAAGCCGTACGATTCTTGTATTCCAAAAAAAAAGCAGGGCACCCGAAAAGAGGTCGGCGGGCATCTTCTTAAACGGCTCCGCGTCCTCTTTGGCGGTGTATGCCTTCAGCTTGTATTCTTTGCCTACATGGTACTTGAGGGGCCTATAGAGTACCGACATGATACGGTGCGCGTTTGCCCAGAAGTCCTCTTGATAGCTTTCGCAGTCTATCCATTCCCCCGTGGTGAATTCGTCCCAGTCTTTAATAAACCCGTACTTCTTCCCTTCGAGGGTTATGATAGGTTCGTGCCGCGCTACTTCGGGAATGTTGTTTACCCGGTGTAGGATTTCGTAGATGTCGCCCATCGGAATGGTGCGGGCTTCCTGTTCCGAAATATCACAAACGGCACAAACCTTTTGCAGGTCTGTCGACTTCGTGCAGAGGACCTGTAATTGACCGAGGGTTAGCTGGCTCCAGTTGGTAGGGTAACGCATCGAGGAAATAACGGGAAGAAGTGATTTCCTCAAAGTTAGGGCATAAAAAAAGGCCCCGAAGGGCCTTCTTGGTTTAGTTGCCTTTCAGCCACTTGTCTATGTTGGCCTGTGCCTCGTTCCACTTCTGAATGCAGAACTTTTGGGTGTAAGGGAATTTCTTTCGTGCCGCGGTTCCTGAAGTAGCGTAAACCGTAAGGAGGTCGTTCCACTTATTCTTTTCTGCGACGAGGGTTTCGAATTGTGCGCTCATGTCTGTGTGTGTTTGTTTGACCCCACAAACATACGGCTTTTTTCTTATCCTGCAAACTTTTCAAGGATTTTTTTTCATGCCCTGAATGAATAGGGGGAAATAAAAAAGGCCCCGGAGGGCCTTCGCTTCGTTTAGGCGATTGTGTACCGGTTTCCGTCTATTTCTGTGCGTCCGTTCACGTATTCCTGTACTCCGGTTTCGGTCAGAACTTTCGTCCACGTTCCGAATTTGTCCTTTGTTTGACCGATTACAATCATCCGAAAATCCGTGTTGAATGTGTCGTTGTAAAGAACTGTCGTGTTCAAGGGGAGGTTTGAAAAGGTCATGTTTTCCGTTTGTTTGATGAAGCAAAGATAGGGCACCACTTCTAACCTTCCAAACTTTTCCCTAACTTTTTTTCATCCTATCCGGTACCTCCCGTAGTTCGGGTTACTCTGGTTGAACATAGCCGCATACCTCGCCGCGTCGATAGCGTGGTTAAACGCGTCTACCGGTTCGTTGAGGTTCTTCCCGTTTTTGTCCTCCTTCCACTTGTAGTTCCGTAGTTCCTTTATCAGGTTCAGCGAACGGGACGTAACGGCCAAAGGCTTCGAGTGGAAGAACTGAATTCCCGCACGTACGGAGTCGGGACCCTTCCGCGCTGGGTGTACGTTCATCCCGTACCCGTGTAGTTCGTCTATCGACTTCGGTTCGGCGCTGTCTGCGATAACGGTATTCTTCCCGACCTCCGATTCGAGCAGTTGGAATATCTGCCTATTCGAAAGGCCGTTCTGGTATAGTACCTCATCGAGCAGGAACGCCTCCCCGTCCGAGTAGACCGCTACGCACGCCGTCGGGTCGTTCGTGTATCCGAAATCCAGTCCGTAGGCTACCAGCTTAAAGCGTGGGTCTATGGTTTCGGTTTGGCTCCAGTGGGTGAGGATGGTGCTTCGGGATTGTCCCCGCTCTCCGAGTCCGTAGATTCTCCAGTAGTTGGGGTCGGCCACTTGTAACCGTTCAATCTCGGCAACGAGGGACGGTTCAAGGAAGGGGTTATCTCGGAACGTCGACTGAAAGAACGTGGCATCTTCTCGAGGTATTACGTGGTCGTATATCCAGTGGAATTCGTCGGAGGGGTTGTAGTCCAAAAGTACCTTACCCGTGGTTCGGATAAGCAACTGCCTGAAGTCTTCGAGGTTTAGTTCGTTCGCCTCGTTTATGAAAAGTACGTCTCGCTTGCGTCCGCGTATCTTCTGGGGCTGGTCAATACTGATAAATTCTATCAGGTTCCCCTCGAGGATATAGGTCGCGTCGCTCTTATTGTGGTTTACCTCTGTATAGATTCCTTCGCGCTTGAGTATCTCAAAGAAGTCCCGCATAACGGAAGCGCGGAGGGCCGGAAAGGTCTTTCGGCAAATGGTGAGTACCGCCCCTCCGTTTGGGTTCCTGTAGCAGAACTCGACCAGAGAAAGGAGGATAGAATACGTTTTACCCGAACGGGTACCTCCTTGGTGTACCTGTATCCGGGTCTTGCAGTTGCGTACGTCGTAGTACGT